CAACTATTACTGCTGTGCTTTCTGTGGCCGCACCATTGGGAACTTTTGGTTTGATGAGTGCTGTATTGATGACAGACACGGTAAATACGGCACTACACAACTGTCACTTCCACGTTGGCTTCAAAGGACCTACAGGTCCACCAATTCCAAAAATGATTTAAGGATATATTATGGCAAATTTATTTGATAAAACAGGTTATAATTTTAATGACACCACTGGTACTATAACGACATTACCAAACACGGCTATTAATCAATTAAACACCGTACCAGCTTTGTTACCAAATCAATGGATGATTGATGATTTGAACAACGATGATACTGATGGTTATCATGTGAATCCTGTAGCCACTTCTTGTAATACTATTTGGAGTTCTTCAAATACATTAATTACAATTACTAATGGGCTACAAGGTTCTGGTAATTTAACGGCTTTATGGTCAACAATTACTCTTGATTTAAAAGCTATTGCTGGTTATAATGTTACAACTGGAGATGCTGAGAATCCACCAATTGTCACCACAAAATATACTGGCCAAATGGAAGAATTTTTAGCTCATACGTATCGTATCTCTGGTGTTGTTCCTATTACTGCAAACGTAGATGCAGCCGCAAAACCACACCTTGAACAAGCCATACAAGTTGGCCGAGCTTTGATGTATTTAATATATCAAACAGATGGCCGAGAAGACAATGCGCCTATGTTAGGTAGTTTTACTAGTATTTTGGTTGCCAATACAATTAATGATTATGCTAATGTTATAGTTTCATACGCTAATACAATCAATGCAAGCATTACAATAAGTACGAGTGGTACTCCACCAGATGACATTATTACAATAAGAACTTCCAATCTAAATTATGACGCAGTAAACACTATTGCTACAGCTGCGAATAGCCTGAATAGTATTTTAACCACAAGACGAATACATGATGAGAATTTTTACACCAAATCACATCAGTTGGTTAATGAAGCAAAAACTATCCGTAGATATGCCTCATTGGGTTCATCCGAAACTATTTTAATTGATAATTTAGTTGGTTCCGATAAATTAAAATCTAGACTTGCCCAACAGTAACATAAATAGAAAATGGCAACAACAATAACAACAACAAGTAGAGAATGGCGAGACTTGGATTTGAATTTTGCAATTCATCCTGTCCGTAAAGATATCAACAAACATAGGGGTGAACTGGCTGTAATTAATTCAATTAAGAATTTAATTTCAACCAATCACTATGAAGTACCGTTTCAACCAGAACTTGGTTGTAATGTAAGAAAACTTCTATTTGAACCATTAGATATGGTTACATCAACTCTAATTGAACGTGAAATTATAGAAACGATTAATAATTTTGAACCTAGAGCAAGTGTTTCTAAAGTTGTTGTTAAACCAGACTTTGATAATAATGGATTTAATGTTGAACTATTGTTTCAAATCGTCAATAGAACCGACCCGGTAGCAATCAAATTTTTCTTAGAGCGAGTTCGATAAATGGCAGATAATCGTCTACAAGTTGCAGAACTTGATTTTGATACAATCAAAACCAACTTAAAATTATATTTAAAACAACAGTCCGAGTTTCAAGACTATGACTTTGAAGGCTCTGGCCTTGATGTGTTAATTAACCTTTTGGCATATAACACTCACTATAACGCATACTATCTTAATATGGTAGCTAATGAGGCATTTTTAGATACTGCATTGCTAAGAGATTCAGTTGTATCACATGCTAAAACACTAGGGTATGTTCCCTATTCTAAAACAGCTTCTAAAGCTGTTGTCAATGTGACAGTCGAATCGGGTAGTTCTACAATAGATAGTATAACAATACCAAAAGGTTTTGTGTTTTTATCTAATACCATCGACAGTCAAAATTATAATTTTAATGTAATGGCTGATACGACCGTTACTAAGAGTGGAACAAAATACTTTTTTGAAAATTTAGAAATTCAAGAAGGACAATTTGTAGCATATTCATTCACACAAGATGAATCTTCAAATCCAAAAGGTATTTTTGAAATACCAGATGCTGATGTTGATACTAACACAATCACGGTTTCAGTTAGACCGTCTTCAAGTAATTCACAGGTAACAATATATAATAAAGTTGCCGACATTTTAGATGTTACTAGTGCGTCTGAAGTATACTTTTTACAAGAGGCTAGGGGTGGTAAGTTTAAGATTTATTTTGGTGACAATGTTATTGGTAAAAAGATTAATGATGGTGCAATTATCAATGTGACTTATTTGTCAACAAACGGAACAGCCGCAAATAAGGCTTCATCTTTTACTGTAAGTGCTGCTATTGGTTCTTTTACCAATATTACAGTTGATACGGCATTTGTTGCTGCTGGTGGAACAAACAGAGAAACGGTCACTGAAGTAAAGTATAATGCTGTGGCTCAATTTGCTACACAAAACAGATTGGTTACTTTCAAAGATTATGAATCATACATTACTAAAAATTATCCATCACTAGACTCTATTTCAGTTTGGGGTGGTGAAGAAGAAACTCCTCCAGTTTACGGCAAAGTTTTCATATCTATTAAACCAAAAACTGATTACTATATTTCCGAAAATGAAAAACGAAGAATTTTAGATGATATTGTTAAACCAAAATCTATCGTATCTGTTCAAACAGAGTTTAGGGATCCTGAATTTTTGTACTTATTGATTAACAATTATATTCAATATGATCCAAAGAAAACAACTGTAAGTGCAGATGGTATTAAAAATAACATTAGAAATGCTATTATAGGATATAGAAACTCCAAATTAAATAAATTTGGCGCCAAGTTCATCTTATCTAAAATGCAAGATGCAGTTGATGCTACAAACTTGAATTCTATTATTGGTTCTGAGACGGTTGTCCGATTGCAGAAAAGATTTTTGCCTGTACTGAATCAAGCTAAAAATTATACAATTAAATTTAATGCACCACTACATCGTGGTACAATTACAAATAAGTTAACATCAACCAGTTTTAATGTTTTAGATGTGAATGGTGTTGAGAGAGCTGTTATCTTTGATGAGATACCACAGTCATTCTCAGGTGTTACTTCAATTGGTGTTACTGACGCAGGCACAGGTTATATCTCTGCACCAACGGTAACTATTACAGGTGATGGTACTGGTGCAACAGCAGAAGCCATTATTGTTAACGGCAGAATCCAGAATATTAATATCACAAATCGTGGAACCGATTACACACGAGCTGTAGTAACTATCACAGGCGGTGATGGATATGGTGCCAAAGCTGTTGCAGTTGTAGATGGCCGAGTTGGAACACTCAGAACAATTTACTATGACTCAGCTGCACAAAGACAAATCGTTGATAATAATGTTGGTGAAATTGACTATGATTCTGGTACAATTAACATTTATGATATTAACATGAAGTCTGTTTCTTCAACTGATGGCTATATAAGATTATCAATTGAGTCTGAAAAAGGCATTGTTGAAACTCTTAGAAATACAATTATTACAATTGATGAAACAGACCCAACATCTATCACAATTGATTTGGCCAAAATATCCGATTAATTAAATGTCTAATTTAAAAACATCTCTACTTGTTGCACAACAAGTACCTGAATATGTATCGGATGAATATCCGCTATTTGTTTCCTTTCTTGAAGCTTATTATGAGTTTATGGAAACAGCTCAAGGAACACAGAAAAATAATGTGTTATCTTTAGGTAAAAACATGAGGTACATCTCCGATGTGGATGTATCCATTGGTGCATTTGAGAAAAGTTTCTTTAATAACTTTGCTTCTTTAATTCCTAGAGATGTTGAGATAAACAAAGAAACACTTATTAAAAATGTTTTGCCTCTTTACATTTCTAGAGGTAATGAGAAGTCATTTAAGTTGTTGTTCAGAATGTTGTTCAACGATGAGGTTGATGTTATTCTGCCAAAAAACAATATTTTGAGAGTGTCTGATGGTAAATGGACAGTTGATAACCTTTTAAAATTAGAAACTGATATTCGAAGCACATACACAGGTACAGGTTCGAATACCACATTTTATCTGGCTCAACAGGTTGATTCTGATGCAGTTGAAGTTTATGTTAATGATGTATTAAAAACAATTAATACCGATTACACAATTCGTAAAGAATCAAGGAAGTTGGTTTTTAATTCTGCACCTGCTTCTAACACAACAATTAAAGTTGTATATGACGATTTTGATGTGACACTATTAAACAATAGAAAAATTACAGGTCAAACATCTGGTGCAACCGCTATTATTGAAAGTGCTTCAAAGCGTATTATTACCGACCGCCTGAACTTTGGTCTGCCGTTTGAATTGATTATTGATAAGAAAACTTTAAGTGGCATATTTACCAATGGTGAACAAGTTATAACAGATATCATTGACCCTAACGGAACAAAGATAACACTTGTTGCGGACACATTCTCAATATTAACATCTATTCTTGTTACAGGCTCTGGTGCTTCATATAATGTTGGTGACACCGTTACTATTCTCGGTGGTGGTGCAACAAGCGTTGCTACGGCCGAAGTTGAATCTGTAACTGCTGGTTTAACAAACCGTATTGTTGTTAATTATGGTGGTGCAGGATTTCACACTGCTTCTTTAATTTCAAGTTCTAACACTCCAGGTAATTCATTTCTTACTGGCGCTATTGACGGTGTTGATACTTCTGGCGCCAATAGTAATATCACATTTTTAATTAATGATGATATTATTAATACATATTCAAACATTTCTTTATCTGCGGTTGATTATGGGTTTCCTTCACAGGTTATTCCAGCTGGCGAAAATATTAATACACGAATTTTTGATGCACTAAGCACACTTACAATTACAGACCTAGGTCCAGTAACTAACGCTATTATTCTTTTCTCTAATACATCTGTAAATACAGCTATACTTGATTCTGAAGGTTCTCGTTATTTGTTAGGTAGTACAATCTATGATATCAAATCTTTCCGTTCAGTTGGTAGAATTGATGTGAATAATGGTGGAGTCAACTATAAAGTTGGTGATGAAGTTATCTTTGGTGTAAATCCTTCAGGCACATATGGATATGGCGCTGCAGCTGCGGTCACAGAAGTTGCAGGATCAGGTACAATTACTAAAATAAAAGTTCAATCTCAAAGGGTTGCTGGTACTGCAAATGTTTTAAACAATTCAATTGTTGTCATTGGAACAGGCACAGCTTTTGGTACAGAGCTTGGTGTTGGAGATAAAATTACTATTCGTAGCCAAGAACGATTTATTAATGCAGTTACATCTTCTACTACGGCAACTGTAAACGTAGCATTTTCGTTTAATAATGGAACTGTTTGGTCAAATAACTCACCAATAGGTTCTTTGTCAAGAGGTGTTGTTGGTGGTATTAACTACACACAAGACAGTTTCCCAAATGTTACTGTTTCCACATCTTCTGGTGGTTCTGGTGCTAACATTGCAATTACCTCTCTGATGGGTGACGGTGAAAGGTTAACAGCTTTAACTGATACAGTTCCTGGCCAAATTTTAAGAATTAAAGTAACATCAGGTGGTGTTGGTTATCAATACATTCCACAAGTTGATTTGAGAAACTATGGAGATGGCTCTGCAACTGCAACAGCTCAAGTTGGTAATTCTTATTCTACTTTATCTGGCCGTTGGACAACATCTGATTCTATACTGTCCAGTTCCGAGAGAAAACTGCAAGGTAGTGATTACTATGTGGATTACTCCTACATTACTTCTTCTTTGACAGAGTTTACAAGATATAAAGATGTTCTTCGCCAACTCTTGCACCCATCAGGATTCATAAACTATTCAGATTTGAATAAGAATTTAACTATAACACAGAAAGACACATCTGTTTCCAGAACGATTACTAATCAAATTTCTGGTACAGTATCAGTATCAAACGGGTCAATCTACGTGACTGGTGTAAATACAAAATTCAATATTGCAAACTCACTTGGAACAATCACAATTGGTACCAATATTGCAGTTAATGGAGAATTGAGAATCGTAAATAGTATTCTAAGTAACACAAATATTTCTGTTTCTTCTGCATGGACTATTAATGCCAGCGCCGAATCTTTAAATATAGTGACATAAATAAACTTTATGGCAGCAATAACTAACAAAAAATTATCGTTCAATACGGCAGAACAATTCAAAGAATCGTTCTCAGAGGCTAATCCAACCATAGCATATGTCTTTGTTGGAAACCATGTTCCTTATGCGAATGAGGCTTCTCCAGATTCTATTGTTGATACAGTATCAGCAGAAAAGGATACTTGGGATAACATCTATGCCGCAAAAAGAGCAACTGGAAATGATGTTCAATTGGTAATTCCACGGATTAACTGGACTTCAAACACCAGATATCGTCAGTATGATGACACAATTGATATTTCAACACTATTGTCCTCAAACACCACGCAAAATTTGAAACCGATGTATGTCATCACATCGGCAAGAAACGTCTACAAGTGTGTTTCAAATAACGCATCTGCAAACTCCACAGTTGAACCTTCTGGTGACTATACAACTTCTAACGGCAACATTTCCACAGGTGATGGGTTTGTTTGGAAGTATATGTACAATGTTAAGCCATCAAATAAATTTTTAACAACAGCATGGATACCAGCGCCAGTATCTACAGCTGCGTTAGATTATGGAGTTAATAGTTCTGGTGTTGTTGATGGAGAACTAACTACAATTGTGGTTACAAGTCCGGGTGTTAATTACAGACAAGCTTCTAACATTAGAGTTGATGCTTTTACTTCTGGCCAAACATCTTTGAAGTTGTCAAACACTTCATTAACTTTGTCTGTATTCAGTATTCCAACTCTTTCTAATTTAAGTAATTTGACCATTAGTGGAACAGGTATTCCATCAGATACTTACATTAGTTCCATTTCTAATACAACAGGTATTATAACACTATCAGCCGCAACAAGTGCTCTTGGTGGTAATGCTAATAATATCACAATCTCAACCAGAGTTTACATTGCTGGTGACGGCATTGGTGCTGTTGCAGGTGCTACACTTTCTAATACTTCTTCTGGTGCTTCAGCTGCTCAAGCTAACATATCAAAAATTATTGTCTCTACTATTGGTTCCGATTATACTAGGGCAAATGCTTATGTTTATGGTTCAGGTTCTGGTGCTCTAACTAGAGTTATTTTGCCGCCAAAATTTGGCCATTCTTTTAATCCTGCTAAAGAATTGAATGCAAATAATGTTATGGTTTCTGTCAGAATTGGTGAAATTGATTCTACTGAACAAGGATTAATTTCGGTTGATACCTCATTTAGACAAATTGGACTGTTGAGGGATCCATATAAATATGGCTCAATTGTTGTAGCAAATACTTCTACATCCAATTCTGTTATATCTCAAACTACTGATTTGGATGTTGTTGCTGGAAGTTCTTTTTCGTTGAATGAATATGTGTATCAAGGCTCAGTATCTAATCCAAATGCATACGGTTTTATCAATGCACAAACTACCAACGGAGTTAGATTGACAAAAGTTAAAGGTGCGTTTGTTACTGGTCTTCCACTCATTGGATTTACTTCTGGTTCATCCAGAACAGTTACCGCAATATCACAACCAGAATTTCAACCATATACAGGTGATATACTGTATACGGAAAACATAACAAAACTCGACCGGGCAGATGGCCAGGCGGAAAATATTAAACTAATCGTAAGTTTTTAAGGACGGTCAATGGCTCTTGATACCAATTTTAATGTAAATCCATATTATGATGACTATGACGAAAATAAGAAATTTCTTCGTATGTTGTTTAAGCCAGGCTATGCTGTTCAGGCTCGTGAATTAACACAGCTTCAATCAATTTTACAACAACAAGTACAAAGATTTGGTAATAATGTATTTAAAAACGGCTCTGTTGTCACAGGCGGCCAAACTTTTTTCCAAGAGGTAACTTATCTTAAATTGGATTCCACATTCTTGGGTAATGCTGTTACTGTAGACAACTTTGTTGGTAAAACATTAGTTGATGATAATACAAATCCAACTAAGCGTGCGATGGTTATGAAGGTC